CTCTTTAGACCAGGATTCCCGATCCAGGCTAGGGAACTTACCTCGATTTGGTTCTGCAGAATAGTCTGCATCGAGGTAAGTTCCCTAGCCTGGATCGGGAATCCTGGTCTAAAGAGAACTCGGTAAAAGTTTTTGTCCTTATCGAAGTCGTCAAAATAAGGACTAATGTTCAGATTAGTATTCTGGGGCATTTTAGAACTCGATTACGATTTTGATATCTTCGATTTGGTCACCAGCACGAGAGATCGCGCTCCTGTTATCTATGTAGATAACATCTCCAGAGTTCGGTTGGATCTCGGGAGAAGCATATCCGTTAGTGAATGACATACCCAGGTCATATTCTGTGTTGTTGATAACACGAGTTGATGCACCTGCGACAATCGGGAAGTTGATGTCTGGGTCACCTGAGGTACCAGATGTTGCACCAACGATTGCGTTACCACCTTCAAACTCAACGAGGTTACCTGTGATTTCAGGGAACACACCGTCAACTCTGTTTTGGTAATACTTCAAAACTTTGGTTGTAGAGTTCCAAGAGATGACACGTCCACGAGCAGTCACCTGCTGACCACCAACAGTTCTGGACTGTGTGATGATTTCATCCGTTTGGAACTGACCTGTAAACGATGCAGGGAAGATAGATGCATACGTTCCAGACAGGGTGAGGTCGGATACCAGTTCAGCGGTACCGAATCTCTTGGGGTTGATCACCAGACCAATACGACGATAGTCGTTATCGGTCGGGAAGTCACCGCTACCTTCAGCGTAGGTGAACTTCGTGTTGATCATTACTCGGAAACCACCCAGTTCGACGGGAGGTACAGCACCGTGACCGCCAACAGGGGGGATAATAACGTCGATAGTTGCACCAGCACCAGCACCAGCACCAATACCGTTCACTTCGTCAATGATGACTTTACCGAATGTGTAACCAGAACCACCAGAGGTCACGGTTGCAGAAACGACCTTACCACCATCAACAACCAGCGATACACGACCACCAGTACCGTCTCCCTTGATGGGCACGTTTTCGTATGTGCCGTTGTTGTAACCAGCACCAGATGCCTGAATAACAACGGTGTCGATTTCTCCACCGATAGCATCGGACTGCACAGCAACGTCACTCAGCACTGGCATGTATTCGCCAGAGAAGAACTTCAGCACCTGTCCCACAGGGATGGTGTACATATACTTCCAACGATAACCGTCGGATGTAGTAATAACAGATGTCGAAGTACCAGTCGGTTCAACAGTCGAGGGCTTACCGTTCGGATCAGAAGGGGATGTTCCGTTGTAGATGCACTTATAGACCTGATACGAGGAGTTAACCACGTAGAAGTCGGCGTCATACAGTTTGGTAGCACCAGACGATGCCGTCTTGGTAGAACTGTAGTCATGACGATACATGTCATAGACATAACCCAAACCACCTGTGGTTTGTTCGGGAGGTGTCCAGTCCACACGACGGATAACTTGGATAACGTCATTCGCAAGCACACGCTTCAGCGAAATCATGTCATCGAAGACATCCGAAAACTCTTGGAAAGAGTCAATAGGTGTCGGTGGATTATTTTCATTGTCCCACGATTGTGGACGACCAATGAAAACGTACAGACGGTCTCTACTTGCCCCAGCATCAATGTCAGATTGGATGGGATTAGGTCCCTCCAACGCCTTGATGAACTTGTTGGCAGTAAAAATCCTAAACTGGTCAGTAAGTAACGCCATTATGCTGTTTTACCCTTCCCTTTATTTATAGGTTATTCTGGTTCGTTTCTCAGGAGGTAATCGTAATAAACCTCCCAGAGATTACCTGTCGCACTAGAGCTACCACCAGAAATAGCATCGGTTGGATCAAACTTATAGTTTGCACCGTTGTTGACAGGGTTGGACAGGATAAGTTGGACGTAACCGTTACCATATCCTTGTGGTGAATCATCCCAAGAGACGATAGTCGCACTAACGCCAGAGACGGATCCCGAAACAGATTCACCAACAGAGAACTGAGTAATACCGTTCCAGTCTTTCAATACCATTCTGATATCAGCAGAGTGTGATTCACCATCACCCAGCTGACCAGCATCCTGCACAGTTGCAACTAGAGGATTCTGACTACCGTCAAATACTCTGTCACCGATTGCTAGCAGGGTTGTGTTTTGACCACCGACGGTTTCCTCAATACCATACTTGGATGAGGCAATACCACCGTCCAGGCTGACTTCATATTCAAAGTCTGTTCCTGTGTTGATGATGTCAATGATGCCGTCACCAGCACCCTCCAGTTCATTATCGTCTTCAAACCTACTGTCTGGTCTGATTGAAAGTGGTGATGTAAACAGAACGATCTCATCACCAGGAGAATCCAGGATTACGTGAGGTTCCACACCAGTTCCAGAAGAACCAGCAACACCAGCGATGAATGTGATAATCTTTGTTTCTGCTTGAGACTTGCCAGCATCAATAAATGCTAGTTCGTCAACTTCAAACACCAGATACAGTTCTCTTGTTTCTGGTCTCCAGTCGTAAACAATAGCGATCTTGTTATCTGCCGATTCTTGAACACGGCGAACCCTATCGTTAATAGCGAACTGATAACCAGTAATACCTGTATTAGGATTATTTTGCAGAGAATCCAGAACAACCTTCTGGTCATACTTGAAGTTAATACCTCTAGTAATCCCTTTGAACTGGGTTGCAGTTTTGGATGTGTATCTAAAGATCTCCTTACCAATCTGTGCCTTACCCGAACCAGGGAATGCTGCAGTGGTTTCAACGTTGATTGTGGTGTCAGAAACACCAACATCGGAAGTAAGACCAGTAATGTTGTAGAGAACCGAGTTCAGTGACTGACGATTTCTGGCAGTTCTGACTAGGTTTGTATTTCTTGTGAAGATAACCTGAGGGGATGATGTGTATCCACCACCAGGGTTTGTGATATTGATGTTTGTAATCTTGCCAAGATTTACAACTGCTTCTGCAGTTGCACCAGATCCACCACCACCAATCAACTGGATGATGGGTGGAGTCTCGAAGAACTCACCAGGGTTACTGATGTTAATGTTCTCAATCTGACCAAACTCATTAACTTCACAAATACCAGTTGCACCCTCACCACCGCCACCAGCGATGACGAGAGCAACGTCAGATCTAGTGTAGTTACGACCGACATTTTCTAGAGATAGACCAGTCACAAAACCAGTAACAGGCACCAACTCTGCACCAGCACCACCACCGCCGACAATCGATGCGCTAGTGCCACCGAAATAGTTGTCACCATTTCTTCTGAGTTGGATGTAGTCAACTCCACCATTTTCATCTAGGAAGACTTGACCACCAGCACCAAAAGCACCAAAGTCGGTGCTATTGATGACCAGTCGAAGTGGACTGTATCCTTCACCAGGATCCAAAACCTCAACTGCCTGAATCTCACCTGCAGTGTTGATTACGGGTCTCAGAACTGCATCCCTAAGTGGTGTGCCGCAGTTACCAATAGTAAGTTGCGGAGGATCATTGGCGTCATAACCAGATCCACCATCAACAACATACACCTCACGGACACCGTAGGTGCTGTTGAATACGGGATCGATTATCGCACCGCTACCTGGGACTGTTCTTGCCATTTATCAGACCACTACAATGTTTCCGACCATCCCAGCATGGATGGTGCACTGATACACATAAGTCGTACCTGCACTCACAGACATGGGGACTGTGTACACAAGAACGCCAGTTGTAGATCCAGAAACGCCATCTGTTACAGCAGCACCACCAGATCCAACGCGGATTTCAAAGGGGTGACTGGTACCAGTTGTATTATTGAATCTATATGTGAAACCTCTATAAACATAGATTGTTGGATCGTCTGCAGTGTTGCTCAGACCAGGACCATCGAATCTATATGCTTGGGTGCCGTTTGCGGTGATATCCCAAGAGAGTACGGGTGATGCATATGCACCGAAAGTGTTGGTTCCTATACCAACAATCGACTGACCTTCAGTAACAGTGGGAAGAGCAGGTGCAGTATTGTTAATGGTAACTACTGTGCTTGCACCATCACCAGTAACAACTGTAGAGATGTTTGTTCCACCAGTGAAAGTTAACTCAGCAGTTGCAGCAGATGCAGTCTGAGTTCCAGTATCACCACTGACAGTCTCATAAAGATTTTGTGTGATGTTAGGTGCACTGTTTGTGACAGTGAGGTTATCTCCAGAGATCGCTGTCGAAATACCTGTGCCGCCAATAATGTTGATTTGGGATGTGGTTGTAGTAGCAGTCTTGCTACCACTATCCGAACCGATCACGCTGAACAGGTTTTGATCTGGATCACCCAGAGCACCAGTCATATCAATGGTGAGTGTGTCACCAGAGATGGTTGTGGAGATGTTTGTGCCACCTGCAATGGTCAAAACATCCTGTGCAGCACTAGCAGTTGTGGTGCCAGTGTCGGCATTAAATGTTTCCCACAGGTTTTGTGTACCAGATGATCCACCCTCACCAGTTGCATCATTGGCAGGTTCAAACTTAGAAGTTGTAGAGTTCCACTTCAGGATTTGACCGTTGGAGGGACCACCGCCGACAGTCATGTCAACGTCAGCCAGATCACCAATGCTGCTATTTACGTCAACCAGTTCAATCCAAGAAGAGGAGTGAGCAAAGTATCCTTTACCAGTGTCATGAACATGAGCAAACATGCCATGGTGATTGGTAGCATTGGGGAGGTCTGCCAACTCATTGTAGGGTGCATACCATTTCAGGTATCCATCTGCACCATCAATATAGGTATATGGCGTACCACTGTTACCACCCCAGAAGTTGATATCACCCACACCGCTTGGTTTGATGGTGACATTACCGTTACTATTTGAGGTGATGTTGAATCCACT